TAATAAGTTAACTTGTCACTTTCTGTTAACAGCTTGCGGGCCATTTCCTGCTCGATGTTAATGGCGTAACTTGCCAAAGTACGTGCGTAAAAATCTTGGTATTCCTGTTCAACGCTGGACTTAATGCCATCCTTTGCGCCGATCATGGAAGCGGGCACCCCAAAAATGCGGGCGATTTCTTCGGCCGAAAATTTGCGGGTTTCCAAATACTGCGCCTCTTCTGGCGATAGGCTCAATTTTTCCATCTTGATGCCATTGGGTAGCACAGTGCTACGGCTTGCCCCATCAATTACATCATCAAGTGATTTCTTCAATGGCACTGCCTGCTCGGGTTTAATCTGCGCATCAGATGTTAACAAAAATTTCAATACTCCATTTTTGTAAACGCCCGCGCTCTGGCTAATAGCCGCCAAATCAATGCCCAAGGTTTCGGCGTGCACCACGATGGGCGATAAACCCACAAGCGGATCATCACCACAAAGCCCTTTAAAGTGCAACATGTCGGCCGCTGGGATCATGCCCGGGAATCCTTTTCGATTCACTTTGTAAAACAATTGGCCATCCTGCATGATTGGTTGCACGTAATCAGGTGCAATCGGGTGCAACTCAATGCCCAAATATCTGCTGTCGCGATTTATAAAAGCGTAAGCGTTGCCCTTCAGCGCCAAGTGGCTCACCATGTATTTGGTGAAATCGTATTTCGTTTGGTATGGGTTTGGCTCGTTTACCAATGCCGTGGCGTAATGGATTACAACCTGCTCGCGATTGGTGCCATCGTCTTTATATAGTTTTAAAGATAGCCCCGCAATACCGTCTGCAATAACTCTAACGCACGCGTGCACCGACGCAATAGATAACGCCGTGCGATCATTAACCGCCTGACCGCTTTTTGTTTGATATCCGAAAACATTTTGTAAAGTATTCACTAGCCAATCAGTTGGCTGCGATAAGCTACTGCGCTTCTCCGCTCTTTTTGGCTGCCAGAATTTTAGATTCATCGCCCGCAAATTACAACTGCCCTAAATCAATCACGTTAACAAATTACTTATTGCGCCCCTGGGCCAACCATCTGCTAAGCGCTGCCCTAAATACATCGTAGTTTTTGTACCGACGCACGCCAAACTTTCCAAAATACTTTTCCTCGGTTGCGTTGTAGGCGTCCTCATAGGTCCGATATCTCGGTAGGTTGTTGTAATATTCCTGCATGTAGTCATCCAAAAATTTCATAAGCTTACAAACCAAAAATCTGATTCTTTTTCTTTTGCGGCATCCTGCATGCAAGTGCCCAATGCCATAACTATCGAAACAGGCCCATCGACTTTATCGCCCGACTTGGCTTTGTCAATTTTAATATTACCCGCAGGATCGGTGCGCAGCATTATGTTGCCCATCATCCAACGAGTGACAGGATTGCCCGCGTGCCTTAATTGTTTATCCTTTGTCAACCGCTCCAATTCTTTGGTAGGTGCCGACATTGATACAAAGCCTTGTCCGAAGGGGAACATTTGCAGCCCCTCGTTTTGCAACTCAATCACTAACTGCGAAGAGTTGAAGCGGTCAAATGCAATATCTTTTATGTCGTACTGCTGAGCCAACTGAATAACCCGCGCCTTAATAAATGAGTAATCGGTTACATTGCCATCAGTTAACTCAATATGTCCATCGCTCGCCCACTGTCTAATCGATTGCCCTGCTGCGTCCTTGCGTTTATATGCCGTCTCAACTGGCAACCAATACCATGAGCGAATCGCGTGAAATTCTGGGAAGTATAGCGAAAATGCGCAAAAGTCCCCAGTGCTTGCCAAATCCAAACCGCCATAGCACAACTCGTTTTCTAGCTCGTCCATCCCATCGCACGCTTTCCAATCACTGTCTGAAATCCAAGTCATTGCCGTATCGGTCCACACGTTGAGCAGTTTGGTTTTAAATTCAACTTCTTTGTGCACGAACTCCTTGGCCTCAGTCAATCCCTGCTCTAGTTGGCGCGGGTTTACAGAAATGCCCCAGTTTGGATTTGCTTTGGCCCATACTGCCGGGTCCGTCCAATCGTCGCCCTCGTCTAGCGTATAGATCACCGAAAACAAAGCATCGTCTTTTATTTTACCACTCAACACACCTGCGCAGTACTGCCGGTGTTTGTAGCATGGCGCCTCACGATTAAAGCCCGCCGTCGTAATGGTAAACAGCAACGGCTGGCGCCTTGCACCCATTGAGTTGCGGATTACGTTGTAAAGCTCATCATTTGGATGGGCGTGATATTCATCAATGCAACAAAAGTGCGCATTCAGTCCGTCCTGCTTGCCTGGGTTCCACTCGAGCGGCTTGTATATTGATTGCCCGTAAAGTATGCGCCGATTGTTTACAGAATTGTTAACGGTGAGCGCTTCATTCAACCAAGGCAGATTTTGGCAAACCCTAACAGACTCGCCAAACACCATCATCGCTTGATCTAACTTTGTGGCCGCGCTGTAAACCTGCGCCGCCGATTCGTCATCTGCAATAAGTCCATAAAGCATAATCGCGCTGCTGAATGTCGATTTACCATTTTTGCGTGGCACTTCAACATAAGCCCGCGTAAAACGCCTAGATCCGTCCTCATTCAAAAAACCAAACAGATTCCAAATTATAAAAGCCTGCCATGGTTCCAACTCAAACGGCTTGCCCGCATATTCGCCCGTGCTATGCTCCAACTGCTCAATAAATTCAATGGCATGCAAAGCGTAGGTATCAGAGAATCCCCAACCCGCTGCACGATCTGCCACGTATCTATCGACGGCATTGCGCACGTGTTCACAAACTGGCACCGCGCCAGATTGCACATCGCTTATATACTTTTCAACTTTTTGCACTGGCTTTCAAAAATGGCCTTCGCCTCTTCAGCTAGTTTCAAATTGCGATACACAAACGCCTCATCCCACAAACCAAACTTGCCACACTCACGAAATCCGCTGCCTTGGTCCATGATAATTATATAGCCCTGCCCTTTTGGTATGATCCTGTACTCGCGCCCCTGGTATTCAACGTGAGCCGTTTCAAAGGCTGCTTTGTGCGTTGCTTTGTTAACTGTCTTTTTCATGTTATGCGGTTTTTGGTTTTCTTAATAATTCTAATTTACTCGCTGGCTTAACGTTTCCCGTTTCAATTCTTGCCCGGGCGCTTGGTGTGATTCCAAACAACTGCCCCATCTGCGTGGCTTGCTTCAATGCAGCACTACGCACGCTGTACCAAGGATTCACGCACTGATCACCAAAACGATTTACAATTACGACGCCCTCCTTTTCTGTCATTTCACACGCTGACTTATACAAACCCAATTCGTTGCAGTACCCGGCAACCAATCCTAGATCGGCGCCAGCCAGTAAATTGTTATTTAATAACTCCTTGCACGTGATATCCCAATACTCATAGCCTAATTTATTCAGGTGAGCGGGTGGTTGTGGAACTCCAACACTCAGCTCGACAATCATCGGCTGCTCGAGGTTTCGGCAAGGTTGGTAAGTGCCTTCTAACTTCTTCAATTCGACAGGTTTGCGTGGCCTCCCTTTCATATTTACAAATATACGTTAAAATTTGCAAATCTATTTCTGCACGGGTGTGAAGAAAAGGAAGGCCTGCGGTTTTGTGGGTCCTGTCTCAAGATTTTAACCCCCATACGGGTCGAGATTCCTTTCCTTGGCGCTCTTACTCGCGTGGCAGGAATTGCACAAGGGTTGCAAGTTATCGGCGTCCCAGAACTCACCGCCTAATCGCACGGGCTCAATGTGATCCACCATCTGCGCCAAGGTAATCAATCCAACAGACTCACACGCTTTGCATAGTGGTGAGGCTTGCAACACTGAAGCGCGAAGGTTACGCCAATGCTGGGTATTATAGCGCGGCTCTATGTATGACCCTTTGACGTATTGCCTTGGCTTCTTGCCTCCTTGCTTAGGCTTGTTTATTGTTGGCATGTCAGTAGTAGTTTAAAGTCAAGCAATGAGCGCACCAAATGATAATCAAAACCACAGTCTCTAACACGCTCAGCAAATACTTTCTGCTCTTCTGATTGCACGCCTGTCGATGTCTTGACTTCAACGAATAGCAACTTACCAAAGTATATCACAATTAGATCACTGGCCCCTGGTGTTAATCCTGTGGCCTTCATGAGCATGGCCGTGCGCTTATCGCGAAGGCCACCGTTTGGTATACTAAAGATTAAACAACTCTTATAAACGCGTTGAAAAGTATTTCGATAATACATTATAATTTCCTGCTGTATTTTATCCTCAGTCATATATTAGCAAAGTTAGCAATTTGTGCGGTGGTCAGAAGGTGGTCAGAGAAAAAAAGCTCTCTGACCACCTCTTAGGGCTTGCTATCATTGGGCGCAAAGCAAAAGGTGGTCAGGTGGTCAGAGAAAGTCAAAGACTTTTCTAGAATTACAAAATAAAAAAAATGGAAATTTAAAAAATAATTTTCTAGGGAAGTTATGTTTTTTACGTGCCTCTCTGACCACCTTTTAAGTAAAGCCGTATAAACATTGGGCTGAGAGGTGGTCAGAGGAAATCCGTTTTTCATTGTCTGGCTATTTTTACAACCGCATAGCAGCGCATTGTTGACCCATTCACTTTCCTTTTCACTTGTTGGAAGCCTAAATTTTTCATTTCCATCCCCAACTTTCGAGTGTCAAAAATGCGTTGTTGGCTGTTGACCTCTAGATATATTTTCAATTCGGTATTTGTTAAATAATCGCTGTAATCACCATTTTGCGGAACTCTAAAAAATTGGTTTATTAATTCCGCTTCAAAATTAATTGCATTAAATTCCGTGCTATTTTCGTTTAGTTGCAATATATCCTCACTCGAAAGGTGCCAATTAAAACCCGATTGGTAGAGGTCGTAAAAAGCCATAAATAGGGCCGTTTTATCGATGGCGTTGTATGCCGGGTGATTGATGCCGAGCACATTAATGGGCAGGATTCGACGGTTGCCTGTTGGATCCGAGATAAGGCCGAGATCGTTGGTAGTTCCCGCTAAGACGGCGAGGCGCTTCAAATCTCTATGCGTGCGCCCATAAGGCAAGCGGATTGAGAATGACGCCTTACTGGTCAACTCCTTAAATCGTTTGGCCTCAAACTTAGATTTACCTCCAAATTCATCGTCCATAATAATGAGTTTTTTGGTCAGCAAAATATCGTCATCCTTGCCCCCGTCGAGCTTAGACTCGGCGTAATAGTTGGCCAGTGGTTTGGGAAGTAAGCGCCTAAAAAACTCAGTTTTACCCGTATTTTGGCGCTCGCCTGCCAATACCAATACCAGGGGCGAGGTATGGCCATAAACGCTGGCAATCATTCCAACGCCCCAGTGAGTTAAGTATTTTGCAACGTGCGGCGTGGTGGTTTCGATGCAAGCGGCCAACTCATCAATGATTTGCTGGCTTCGCTGTACCGACTCATTAGCCTTTAAAAAGTCCTCGAATGGGTTGTAGTAGCGGGTCATTTCGGAATAGATCACACGGCAAAAAAACTCAAAACTTATCTTGTTGTCTGTTAACTCGCTGAAGCGCAGATACATCGTATTTAAAGACATATCATCGAGAATTTTAGGGCGATTGTTGAACAGTACTGAGCGGTCCTCAATATCTGCCGTGATTGTATTATAGTGCAGTTGGTGATTGTTTTGAAGATACAACTGGCATAGCGCGACGGGCGTCTGACCCGTAAGCTGCAGCGAAACGTTGGCCTCAAATACTGCGGCGGCGGTCTCGGTGGCCTTTTCAACATCCATTCCACTCAGGCGCGCAATCTCAACCACCGACTCTTGAGCACGCCCTTGCTTTTTGGCCATTTTTGCAATGTTCTCCAACTTGACGGCCTGCTGGCTTTTCAACTCAACCCCTGCTTGTTTAGCGTAGTAGTAAAAGGTGGCTATTCCTATTTTTATCTGCCCGGTATCTCGCAAACAATAGGTAAACTGCTTATCGGCCTTAATATGGTCGTATTTGCTGTTTTGGCCCGCAACCGCGTGGAAATACTCACGGCCTCGCTCTCCAAACTCTGAAGCCAGTGCAAAGCCGATATCGAGATAGTTTTTGTAAGCGCCCTCTGTTAGATCATAGCCGCCCCTGCAAATCCTATCTATAAGCTCATCAAATTCATTGCCTGTTAGAACAGTGTGCACTTGCTTTGGCTTGGCTTCTTTTTTTGGGTATTCTTTGAACGTCTTGCTTTGCTCGTTGGTAAAAAGTAATGGGTCGTAGGACAGGAAGCGCAGACGGCTCACATTCTTGCAACTCTGATCAATCAATTGCCCGTAGTTTTTAAAATAATACTGTTTTAACCCATTGAACGCATCGAGGTGGCGCTCTGGCTCAATCTTAACGAGTGCCGCGAGCCCATTGCCCGAAACGGATAACAGGGCCGCAAAAGTATACGGATCTTTGGCCAGTTCTGACTTTAATCGAGCCACATCGTCTACAGCGTCAAAATCAATACAAATTAGCCCTGAGTGCTGGGTAAGGTTTGCATTGCTCACGTTATCCCGAAACACCCCCGATATTGTAACCGCAGGAATCCGCTGCTTTGCCTCGGCTTGCTCATCCTTGCTCAGCGCCTTGGTATTTCTGTAAGCCTCAATAAGTGCCAAATGCTGACCAGATCGCACGAGCGCGAAATAGTCAGCGATTTGGATAGCGTGGTGCTTTGCCGACTGTTTTATGTTCGGCAGGTAGGTTATTTGCATATGGTGATCTTGAGTAAATGCTCAGTAAGCGTGCAAAGTATTTGCCCGTTGAGTTTAGCGTCGCGAATATACTCGCCATTTTCATCGTGTAGGTGGATAGATTTGATAAGTATGCCGTTGGGCGTAACTTCAACGTGGGCGATTCGTGCGTGTGTTGGTTTGCTCATAACAGCTTCTCATTACCATCGCCCAACTTAATAAATCCCGAGTCTTTTGTTGATCCAGTGGCGCGGATAAAATCCACCTCCAACTTTGCCGAGTTTATAATAACCTGCCCCACGTCGGCCATTGCCTTCGCTGTTGCTATGTCAATATCGCCATCCTTGAGGCGTTCCAGTGTTTCAAATAAGTGATCGCGTAGATCATTAATTTTGTTGCGTGCCATTTTTTTCTAGTTTGTTAATTTGTCTTGTGATACTTCTTTTAATGCTTAATACTTCCCGCAATTCCTCGGGCAGATTGTGCACTGTGTTGCGCCTCATATGCTCGTGGCGGTCGATGAGCTCGAGATTGTCCAGCGCGACGTTGGCCTTGTTTCGGTCTTTAAATACCACAAACATACCTTTAGGCACTGGGCCGTTAACTGACTCCCAAAGCAATACGTGCACCAATTTAAAGCCGTTCTCCGTCTTTTCAACCATATACCCATCCCGGTAACTACGGTACCCTATCGGCTTTGTGTTATGCGGCTCTTGCCCCT